GTTTTCAAGAATTTGAAGATTTACTGCTACAAATTCGTGATGATTTTGGTGTTAAAGATGCAAAAAATATATTAAAAACAGCAGTAAAAGATGCAATGACTCCTGTTTTATTAACCGCTAAATCTTTAGTAGCAGTAGATACTGGAGCATTAAGAGCATCTTTGCGGATAGAGGCACGATCTCCTAATAGACGAGATAAAAATTCTAGATATGTTTTAGATACTGATACTATTATTGGAACTGTAACAACGGCTCCCGGAAATGTTTTAGCTAGAAGATCATTTTATAATTTACATAATAAAAAGTCAAAAATTAAACAAGTTGGTATTCCTTCTGATGCTAGAGCTAATGTGCAAGAGCATGGAAGTTATAAAATGGCGGCACATCCTTTTCTTAGACCAGCTTTAGAAAGTCAAGGAGCAAATGCCGCAAGTAGTTTAGGTGAAAAATTGGGTAAAAGATTAGAGCAATATAGATCAAAACACATGACAAAATAAGGATATAAAATGAGTAATTTTGCAACCGCATTAGGTAAGTCATTTAATAAAGATACTATCCGCATTCGTTCTTTTGAATTGGGTGGTCATACTTTTAAAGTAAAAATTCCACTTACATCTGATTTTGATGCAATACAAGAAAAAATGAAGATTGTAGATTTAGCAAAAGTTGAGCAGTATTATCAAGAAATTGCAAAACCTTTTCTTGATAGCAAAGAAGAATTTTTAAAGCAAGGTGATGTAGAGTTTTTAGATAATGATATTGTCCTTAGAGGAACTTCATTACAAGAAACTGCTAAAAATAAAATTATTACCGAAAATCGTATTTTAGAATTATTTAAGTTTATTGTGCCTGAAGAAGAATCGTTTGATATGACAAGTATTACATACGATATGATTGAGGAGCTTTTTCCTTTTTCTATTCAGCTACAAATTCTTGAATCTATTAATGAAGTTATATCTCCTTCTTACAAAGCAACTAAGGGAAAGTAACTAGGTCAGTCCCAAGACAAGTTAGAGCTTATTTGACGGCTCATGGTACTGACCCAGATTTAATAGATCAAGAAGTTTTCCACGATATATGTGTGTTATATAACGATGGAATGATTGGTAATACAGGGATTTTAGAAACTCTGGGCAATTTAACTGCTGGAGTTTATAATTATATGCGTAGCACTAAAGGCAAAGCCTATACATTACAAGACATTATTCCGAATGCTTATGATTATATGTACCCACCTAAGTCGGAACAAGAAAAGAAAGAAATAGCAAGCCAACAATTATTAACTTATATTTTAATGAGTCCTAATGCACCTAAGACATTAACGGAGAAACAGAATGGCTAATGTAGCAAGACTAGGTGTAGTAATGGGATTAGATACGGCAGAGTTCAACGCTGGACTAGAAGCCGTTAGTAAAAAACTAGAGAATTTTAAAGATACCATATTAGAACTTGCTGGTATTGCTTCTTTTGGGGAAATGACCAAAAAAGCCCTTGAATTTGCAGATTCAATAGTTAAAACTGCAAAAGCTAATGATGTAACTACTGCTTCCATTTTAGAAATGTCCAGAGCATTAGAAGAAAATGGCGGTGAAGCAGACTCTACAAGTAGAGTTTATTCTGGCTTTACACAAAAACTTGAAACTGCCGCTATTGGTAGTGCTAAAGCTCAAGAATCTTTTGCTAGGTTAGGAGTATCTCTTAAAGATATTGCTACACTTTCACCGCAAGAATTATTTGAAAAAACTATTACTGGTTTAGCAAAAATAGAAAATGCCGCCGCTAGAAATGGCTTGGCATTTCAAGTATTAGGTAAATCTTTTAGAGGAATAGATATTGTTGGTTTTGCTCACGATCTTGAAGAAGCTAAAGGAACAATGGATCGATATGCGGCTTCAATAGAAGAAGCTCATAAATTAAGTATTAATTTAGGCAAAGACTCTAAAGATATTAGTCTAGTATTTACTGAAGCTGTAATGCCTTCTTTAAATGTATTTTATGAAGGATTACATAAGTTAATGGATCCATTAAAAAGTATTATTCAACTTTTTGGTGTATTAATGGATGTAGTGGCGGCAGTATTTGCATTTATTGAACAAACTTTAATTCAATTTACAAATATTTTATTAATTACTGGAAGCATTATTTCTGATGTTCTTTCTGGAAATATAACTAAAGCAAAAAAAGATTGGCATGATGGCTTAGATACAATGGCTTCCGATTACAAGGCATTTAGTGATCGGTTACAAAAATTAGCTAATCCCCCTACAAAACCAGCAGTTCCAGAAAATGTTGGCGGTCAAGAAGTTATACAATCTAATGCAAAAAAAATAGATGCCGCTAAAGGCTTAACTAAAGAATATCAACGACAAGCTGATCTTCAATATGAAATTATTGAAGCACAAAGAAAGTTATTAGATTTAACTAAAGATCAAGCAATAGTTCAATCGGCAGTTAATAAAGTTATTCAAGAAAATCAAAAGTTTGTTGATGCTATTGATAAACAAATTGCTGGAGCTGGACAAGGGTCTGCCGCAGAAGCATTAAAAAGAACTTTGGAGCAACAAAAAACAGCAATTTTGGGTTTAAGAGATGCTGAAGTTGATAGAACCAAAAAAGGTATTCAAGATACTATTGATTATCAAAGAACATTTACATTTGGTTGGACTAAGGCTTGGAATCAATATAAAGAAGATGCTGGAAATAATGCAAAAATAACTAGTGATATTTTTAATTCGGTTATGAGTTCAATGAACTCTGCTTTAGATACTTTTGTTACTACTGGAAAAATGAATTTTAGTAGTTTTGCACAAAGTGTTATTCAAGATATAGAAAAAATTATTCTTAAAGCGATGGTAGCTAAAGCTATGACTGCCGCTTTTGGCGGTACAGCTTTTGGAAGTTTATTAGGTTTTGCCGATGGTGGTTCTCCACCAGTAGGGGTGCCATCTATTGTCGGTGAGAATGGTCCTGAGTTATTTGTGCCAAGTCGTTCTGGAACTATTATTCCTAATAATCAATTAACTTCAGCTTTAAGTGCTAATAGCGGTGGTGGGATTACTTATAATGGTCCATATATTGGTCAAATGTCCGCTATTGATACACAGTCAGCCGTTCAATTTTTAGCTAGAAATAAAACGGCAGTATGGTCAGCTAATCAATCTGCACAAAGAGGACTGCCTACAAGCAGATAATGTATGCCTAATTTAACTACTATTCTAGCGGTCAGCGAACAAGTAACGATTAATGATCAACGCTTTGTAGGTCAAGTTGTTTCAAGGAATCAGCGTATTTCTACAAGTGAGATTTTGACAGTTGTTCCTTTTCAGTTTGAATTTAAGCCTAATGATTATTTGCTTTATTCTCAAAATAGAGATTTGCTTGCTAATCTTAGATACTATGATAAATCTTTAACTCAGTATCTTAATTTTGGTTCTACTGGTTGGGCTAACTATATTTCTTATAGAGGTCAAATGACTTCTACTGAAATATCAAATTGTGTATTTTCTACCGCATCTGCGGCACAAAATTTAATCCTTACTAGCGTTCCTACTGCCAATCCTACTTATTTTGCGGTTCGTGCTGGTGATTTTATACAAGCTGGACAATACACTTATATTTCACAGCAAGATGTTTTATGTGGAGCTACTGGCACTATTACTATTCCAGTTCATAGAAATTTAATTAATGGTCCATTAAGTTCTGGAATTCATGCGGTTATAGGGCAATACGGAACAACACAATCTATGGGCGGCAATATTTATACTGGTTGCACTTTTCCAGTTATATTACAAATGTATCCTAACTATACTTTGATACCAATTACTAACGATTCATTTATTAAATGGACTGGCACTTTTAAAGCCTTTGAATCAGTATTATGAGCACCAATATTGTCCCAATTCAAAATACTAATAATATTCGATATGCGGATTTTATTCGTGTAGTAACTCCTACACAGACTTATAGATTTTCTACTACTTCATCCGCATTAACTATTCCAGCAGTCGATAGCCAGCCGTTTAATGGGCTTGGTCAGCTTGTAGGAATAGGAGCAATACAAAGAGATATTAAATCAACTGCTAATCAAACTGCATTTACAGTAGTTGGTATTGATACTGCTATGTTAGGGTGGGTATTAAGTCAGGAAATTAAAGGTTCAGAAATTACTATGTGGAAGGGGTTTTTTACTCCTGAAGGAACTTTAATTACTACTGGCGGTACTGGTGGCTTATATCAATATTTTTATGGGTTTGTTAATACATTCCAGATCAGCGAACAATGGCTTGAAGAACAGCGAATGATGGTTGGCACTATCTCTATTAGTGCGGCTAATATACAAATGATTCTTCAGAATAGAGTTGCTGGAAGATTTACAAATGATGCTAGTTGGCAGTTTTATAACTCTGGCGATACATCTATGAATAGAGTAAATACTATTTCAACTGTTTATTATGCTTTTGGAAAAAATGCTTAGACAAGCCAATAAATACGATAAGACAGAAATAATAGAAATGATGAAG